TATAATCGGCAAATCTAATCGTAAATTTTCGGAAATCGAAATGTAAAGAAAAAAAACACGCGAACACACAAAAAGCCTTTCACATCGAAAGGCTTTTAAATTGGTTTTAATTGGCTTTTAAAGCTGATTTAACGGCTTACTTCAAAGCATCGTACTTTTTCAATATACTAGCGACTTCTTTCGTTAAAACTGCCTTCTTTTGGTTGAATTGCTGGATATCGTTGGTAGAAGTGATAAAAGCAACTTCCCATAAAACAGATATCCCGGATCCAAGATTGAGAATGCCGATCCTGCTGTGTTGGCTTTGATTGTCTGCTTTTATCCCACGATTCGGAATACCTAAAATTTTGGCTGCAGTTTTAGATATTTCGTCTGCCATCTTGTAAGACAAAGAACCTTTATTCTTTGCATCTGCCGAATTTACATAACATTCGGTCCCGGATGCAGTACCGGATCCAGCGTTAAAATGAATGTCGAATACTACAGAACCACTTCCAGGCTTAATTCTACGCTGGTATTGTGTATTGGTTTCAAAATCTTTGTCTTGAATAGTGTTTTGAGGATCTAAATTCTGAACAATTAGATTTCTCACGTCCTTAGTTAAGTTGTTTTCTTGCAATCCGTTTGCTACGGCTCCCGGATCTGCGTTGTGATGTCCTGCTGAAATAAAAATCATTTTCTATATTTTTTAATTATCCCTTTTATTGTTTCCCATACGACAATAAACAGAACGCCAACTAAAATAAAGCTCCAAAATGAATGCTTTTCCGTTTCAACGTCCGTTTTACTTGCTTTTACTCTGATATTGGATTTTTGGGCCAATTGCTTTACTGTGAGGGCTTGTTTATCCTTTTTCAGTGTTTCGATCTCTTTTTTTAGATTAACATTTTCAGTTTTCAGCGATTCGACTTCCTTTTTTATTTCCGATTCACTACCGAAATTCAGATCTGTGTTATCATTAACCGGTATAGAAGTCTTATTACCTAAAACATCAGTAAATTGTACATACCTGGTCGAACCAGGATCTGCACATTTACCGCTATTTTTAAGGCTGAAATTTTGAAGAGTAGCGGTTTTACTTCTATCAATGTTATAGTTCGCATTTGATGCCGTAGAATCGCTTCTATTATTCTGCTGTACTGAATTTTCCTTAATGGAACTTTTTTCGTTACTCTGAACCTCATTAGTGATTGAAGTGTCGTTTTTATCTTTCGTTTTATGTTTGCTAATGGTACAACTGCCGACCAGCAAGAGTAAAAGAAGCATTAATATATTTTTCATTTTTTAAGCATAATATTTAATTAGTCCTGCGTACATGTCCGCTATTTGAGCATATCCAGTATTTGAAGGATGTACTCCATTTGATTGGATAGTCTGAATTATCGGGCTTCTGCTGTTAACAAATTCATTAACAGTTGGAAAATTATTAACAGTATCTAAATTAAGATGTGCAGAAATGAGATAAATTCTGTTATTTAAAGCTGTTTGATTGTCATACTCTTGTATCAGTCGTTTTTGCCATGTAATCAATCCTGTCTTAATATATAGTTCACTCATATATTTTACCCCATAATTGGCGGCAAATCCATCTTGACCAGCTGGTGGGAATGTGACAACTATTCCGATTCTAATTGTAGAATTATAAGAATGGATATTCGCTATCATTTCATTTAATTGGGTGATCATTATCTCAACGCGAGCCTGTGCGTCTGGCAATGTAAGAGCGCCAAAGACATCATTTATACCAATTTGCCAGAAAAACCAATCATTATTCCCCAATGTTTGGCCAGTAGTAGTCAGATAATATTCTAAACTAAATTTTCCAACTGAAGGATCATAGAATTTATTAGCGGGTTGAATAGTCATTGATAAATATGTAATAGTCAGATCACCATTCCCAGATTTTTTTGACAATGTTCCAGACGGTAAGGGTTCAGCCCCTGTCACAATTGATACAGAGAAATATCCATTACCACCAGACATATTAACTTCATCGACATTATATTCATTTACTCCTTGTATATACCTTGAATTAATTTCCGGTGGTGTAGTAAGTTCCGTAACATCAATTTTATATCTGATGATTCCCGGACCGTAGCGGTCAACAATTTTAGCACCCGCAATTCCTTCGTGTAATGTATCCGGATTGCCACGTGTCCCAATAAATTCGATATTCATCAAATCATTATCAAATATTGCTTTTAGTGGTTGTGTAATATTGTCATGATCCACAGTGCTGTCACCAGTTATACAAGCCTTTCGGGTAAGTCCATCACCATTATTAACAGCAGCCGACAATAATAATTGTGCTTTTGCATTGAGAGTCCTCCTGCCTTTCAATAAAGTCAAATTCAAGTTTGTTGTTAATGAAGATGGTATTGGATCCAATCTAAAACCTCTTTTTCCTTGTTTTCCTATTGTACTATCGAAGTCTAATCTATAATTAAAGTTATTATCTCCAAATTCCGGGATACATACGTTTGGTTCAAAAATGTTATACTGGAAACCGGGATAAAGCCAGACTCTTGAAGTCAATAATAAATCCGGAGCATTAAATCCTCCAATAAGCTTTGCGATTCTGTCTGATTCTGAATCGGAAATTTGTTTAACAATTGTACCGCGTAAAACTTCAACATACATTTGATACCTAGGAACTGTAACGGTACTAATTAACTCCGTTGCTGTTGTAGAAGTTGTATATTTAACGGAATGAGCTGAATCGTAATCAGTTTGCGCCTGCCCACCAAGTAAGGCAATCATTCCATTACAAATAAACGAGATAAAAATCTCATCATTATTTGTATTGACAAATGATTCCGGAAGATCAAAATACACTTTCTTATTAACATTAAGTTCTAATGAAATTGGTTTAGATTGATCAAAAATAATTACTCCTGTATTAGAATTTTTACGAATAATGCAGCGTACTTCTGTCGGAATCATTGTCTGGTCAAATGCCCTTAAAATAAATCCAATACGGTTAAAATTACTTAATACTCCGCGTAGCTGACCCCAACCTTTGAATGTGGAATGTTGAACATTTATATTTTCATTTCCGATTATTGCTTCTGATTCACTTTGGAAACCGTCTACAATAACAGCATCATACTTTTTTGTGACTTTTGCCACAGCAGATGATTTCACAGGCCGTTCATCACTTATTAATACCTCATCAGCAATAAGAATATTTTTTATAATATCCACATTGATTACCTTTTTGGCAACAATGTAAAATTTAAAATTTTGGGCTTCTGAGGCTGAAGATTGTACGTTGAAATCACCATAAGACATGGCTACTGTTTTGTATCTGTAATTAACAGCAGTTGAAGTATTACCTTTAAAAAGTCCTGTTTTTCCATTAGCCCAAAATTCTATCCAAATATTATGGTTTGCGTTATTGGTAATAATGGCCGGTAAATCAAAACTAACATCTTGAATGTCACCTTCTGCAATTGTAACGGATTTTGTCACTTTTGCTAATTCAGTACCAGTATAAGACCCCTCGCATATTCTTATATTAACTTCAGTTACTGGATTTGAAGTGCCAACAATTTGCCCAACTTTTATAATGATTTGGTTGAAATCTTTTATAATTCCAAAATCAAATCCGAAGCCTGAAAATACATTAGTATTAGTGAAATATGAGTTTGTAGTGTAATTATCATTTTTAACAATGATCGTACGCTCACTCTTTTCTGTAACTGATTCCCCAATAAGCAACCATTTACTTGATTGGCTTTCACTTGGTATATCTCCAATATTTGCCAAGGAACCTTCTTTAACCTGCCATATAAGATTATTATACACTGTTTGTGTGGGTGCAGAAACTGGAAATATTAGCGTGTTGAATAATGGTATGTTGTTATTTGCTTGTGGAAGAGTAATTTCTGAGGCGTTCCAAACTGTTCCATTAAAATAAGCCTCATTTATCTTGCCATTTTCGGCTACAATTGTAATCGGGTTTCCGGAAGAATCTTCAGCTGGTGTTAAATTAGGATAGTTTCCTAACTGCAATAGCTTGTAAAGTCCGACTTCTGTAGGAGCGGGTGTATCAGTATTAAGATATCCTTTGTATCCAGCATTAGCAGCATTCAATATCGAATTTTTAAAAGGTGTAAGATCGGCTACACCTCTTTGTTCTATGCCACTTTCACCAGTATAGAATATAGTCATTGTATCAGTATCGACAAACGGGTTTCTAATACTTGTCTGAGTTTCCTTCAATGTTCCATCAGTATTCGTATAGTCATCTTTAGATAAAAACAGATCTGCCGCCTGCTGTTTTGTAAAAACACTTCCGATAGTTCCTGGACGGTCAACAGTAGCAACATTCTCAGGCAAAATAGAAACTCTTAAACGATCTCTCCACGATTCTATATATGATTCTGTTAAATTACTCCCATCTATTTTAGCTAAAGTTTTATTATGTGCTTCGGTATTAGTAAGATGGGAATCGAAAACCGAGCGGTCGGTTTTTTCATCAATGACCCCGCTTAATCCTTCTACTGAACCAATAGGAATACGCTCATCCTTATGCCAAAATGATATCCAGCTGTTAGAAAATTGGGTTTCTGTCGGAACATCGCCGGTTTGAAACCATGATAAAATTGTATTAATTGGAGTTGCCATATTTTACTGAAAATTAGGTTCTATAAACATTATAATTCTTCCTGGGTTGAGAACATCCAAAGCAGTTCCGTCACCAAGTTGTTTTGTTTGTATCTCACTACCATTGACAGCCGGTCCTATATTATCGTTTGGCCAATCATCTTTATACCCTCCACCATTAGTATATATATTAGTTCCAACAGTCACAGACGGTAAGTTTGTCTTTTCTATTGTTTTTGTTTTACTTCCGATATCAGTATTAAGGTTAGTGAATGGGTGTTCTGTAGGATGCCATCCAAAAACTGTTTTTCCTCTTAAATCTGTACATTCTTTCCAGCCATCAGGAATGTCATTTGCTGGCTTATTCCAGATAAAAATAACTCCATCGTTCATGATAGGAGCAGTTTTTATTTTAAGGATATCTATATCAGATTTTAGCGCTGCTACTTGACTTTGAAGATCTAGTAATGGAGTTAAGCGTTTGAATTCACCCCACGGATAACTGATTGTTCCTGCACCAAATTTCACTGTTTTTTTTTCTATTAATCCTTTGCTAATGGTATCTTGAAACGTTTTATTGATAATTTCCGTATTAACGTAAACGGATGATACAATACCTCCACCCTCAAAAAATAACAGTTCCCCATTAATCGCTACAATCCCCGGACTTACATAAGTACCTGTTATTGTACACCCGGAAACAATGGCCATATGTCCTGTAACATCTGCTATACAATCATAATGTTTAATCGCTAACATAACATCAGCCATCAGGTCATTTGTTAAAGGAATCCCACCGGTCTGTAAAAACTTTATATCTAGTTTCATGGTAATAGTTCGATTTTATATTGTTTTGTTGGTAGTTTGTAATAATCTATTTCAGATTGTAATTGAAACAAATTAATGTTAGTATTGGGAATCTGGACAATAAAATCATACACTGTATACAATTCGCCTTCAGTTCTCAAATAGATTGGATTTTCATCACTATGAAGCCATTGCGTTTTATTGTTAAATCCATTATCTTCAGCCTCAGTATATAGAAAAATGCTGTCATATATTTTGGACCTACTTATTTTAATTCGTCTCTGTAAAGGATCAAAAGCATCATTTAACCTGTGTTCTAATGAACATGTCTGATAATTGAAATTTAACCTGATCATGTTCTGTTTTCTTGAAGATAAAAACTGATTATACAGATCAATTAACGGACGTGAAAATGAATATAAAAATCCTACGAAAACAGCAGACCTTTTAAAGGGAGGAGTCCACAAAACTGCTAATGTTTTAATATCAAGATCAAATACTTTCATTACTCTTGCGGTTCATAGATTATATACTCAATTTGTGACCAATCTTCAATTTTATAGTAACCGGATCTTGGTATTCTTGAAATATCAATAGGTTGGAATTGTCCATATCCAACACCAGGGACAATCCATTTGCTTTCAACAGATAATTCCTGTATATCATTTACACCCTCAGTTGCTTTGATTGCTTCATTGAGGCTTTGTACACTTAATTCGCCGTTAAATGGTAAATTCTTTAAAAACTTTTGTATTGTATTATTAACAGGGTATTCACCCGTTAAAAGACTCATTCCATCACCAGATAAAACAAGGGGATTATATGCTATCTTATATTTTAGCAAGAGAATATCCGGAAGAAAGTTTACAATTACGACATTATCTCCTGCCGCCTGGGCTCTTTCTATGAATTCTTCAAATGCTGTTTTTATATCATCTGCAATTGGTACAATTTCCCCATCTGCTTCCGTCGCTATTTTCATTGAAATGAGAACATCATTCTGTACAATATTTCTGTTTACAGCACAATATTTTATAATTTTTGAGTTTTCAATTTCATCTGGTGTTGCAGATCCATTAACAAAAGCTCTTGTCAATGCATCATAATCAAAGCCTAATTGAAAGCTTAAAGCAAGATTTCTGTACCAGTTTAAATTCGGTACTTTTTGTTCAGTAATCAGAGTTGTAACCTCCGACTTATGAGCCTCAAAAATATTTTCGATTGTCCAGGCGATCAAAGCAAGAACACCAAAAAATACGGATTCAAAGGAAACTATACTGAATTGATCTTCAAAACTGACAGCAGGATCCAGACCATATTCTGTCTGCATCTTTTCATTGAGCATAAATTCTGTGGTCATACTATTTTTTATTTCAGTGAGTGTTCTTGCCATCTTTAATTTATTTTAAAATTTATTCCAATTTTCATTTTTCCAATTCCTTTTTCCTGCTCAAATATTGATTGAGAACTGATACTTGTCGCAGGTGGATTGCTAATAAACTGCATTACCTGATCATTATTAACAACTGATCCCGTAGTGATCTGATCATTAATACTGAGATTATCCGTTACAGATCTGTTATTGATAATTGCAGTCTGAATCAGATCCGTAATACTTCCTGTTCCCTGAATAACAATGTCAATAAGGGACTGACCTCTTTTAATCTTCGTACGCTGCATTTATCTTAAATTTTGAAATGTCATAGAAATCAAGACTGGAAACATACAGCCCGTCCCTGGAAAACTGCTCTCTGATCTGGTGTCTATATGGCAATAGATCTTCATCTAATAGAGCTGATCTAATCCCTACACCTAACGAAAGGTTTTCTTTAAAGTCACCTGGTTCAGCAATAAGAATACAGGCTATGTTCTGTTCTAATGTAGGACCTAAAACCAAGCCCGATACTATACGTCCGGATGCATCTTTCTTTACGTTGATCTCAAGATCAAAATGACCTTCGTTATTGCTCTTATACTGAATTCCAAAATCTTTAGCTTTCATTATTCTAATTTTCCATTGAATGTTCCCGTTACCTGATTGGAGCCAGCCACAAGCCCTGATATATATATTATACTGGCTTCTTTCAGCCAATCTTCTAAAACATCAATCAATCGATTTGCAAATTCTTCAGTTGAATTCTGATCTTTAGTCATCATATCTTCTAGGATATTCTTAACTTTTACTTTGGCAGCCGCCTTTGATGCATTTAAACTCATTTTAAAATCTTTTTAAACTTTGTTTCAAACTGCTGAATCTGTACTACAGAATCCGGTAAAGGTGTTCCGGAAGGTCCCGCCGGTGTATATACTTTCAGTTGCTTTAATAATGTTGTCAGATCCTGCATGATATCAAACAGACTGGTTTCTGAATTTTTGATTTTCACTCTTCCATCAGTACTGTCAATTTCAACGGTTAAGCCATTTTCATTGAAAATCATTTTAGATGCCTGGTCACATTTAATCACTGTTAGATTATCCACTGTTAGATCAGTACTTATCATTAAAACAGAGCTTCCCACTTTAGGAACTACCAGTAAATGATCATTTTCGTCTGTCGTAGCTTTTAATCGTACGTCTGACACTTCAAAACCATCTGAAAGCTCAACTGTGCAGGTATTACCTTCAATAGATTTTACAATACCGTCAATCGGTAGATTTGGATTAGCTCCAACTATTTGCTGTATGTTCTGTCTTAACTTTTTGTATTTATCCATGGCCTAACCAGATTGATGGTGTTATTGTTCTTACTCCTCCTGACTCAGAAAATTTTGTTACAACACTTTCTGCGTAATATCTTGCATCTTTGTACGGATAATCATCATCATAAATACCTATGCTATAACTTGGCTCACAGTAAGGAATTAACCAGGCATCAAAACTCCCTTCATATCCGGACATCATTTTATTCTTGTATTCGTTATCCGCGATCATTTTTATTGCTGCCTTGCTCATTCTTCCCACCTTCTTATTGATCTTTTCACCGCCGGTGCTACCAGTTGTATAACTGACTGTTTTCCCATCAGAACCTACACTTTCAATAGTTATTTCTACTTTTCTGTCTTCTGCTGTTTTATACTCTAAAGAACTACTTTCAATATTGTGCTGCATACTGTACATTGCCTCACCGCTCTTTTGTGTAAAAGCTGGGTGAATATGCAACTCTTTTTTAGCCATATTGAAGAAAATATCCGCGCCGGTTTCTTCCTGGATCTTTTTTAAAACATCATATCCGGTTGCTTTATATATGGTGAACTTTTCATATGCCACGTTATAGTCACAAACGAGTTTATAAGAAGTATCAATATTATGGATCAGATATTGAGCAATTGTATTGATATTAGTTGCTTTAAAGGTTTTGTTCGGTACTCCATTTCTAAAGAGAAACAAACCGTCTTCACATTTAATTTTCAAAGAACTGTCCTGTGTGATGATTTCTTTAACATAACCTTCAAATTCTGTGACCAGATCATTATCATAACCTAGTCTTATCACAACCTCATCAGATCTCTTTATAGACTCCTGAATATTCAGAACTTTGTTAAAAACAGCTTCCGGTAAAACAATAGTTGCTATGTCTGCCAGGTTTTTTGTAGACTTTTCGATTTCGCATTCTGCCAGAATTCCAAGGTTCCAAACACCTGTTCTTGTTTTAAAGCTAATGTCCCAGTTAAGTTGATACATATTACTTTATTTGTATTTTTCGTCAATTCCTCCAATAACTTCCCCTACGTCGAGAACCGGTTTCTTTTTTCTTTTATAAATAAGATCATATGGAAAATCGCTTTTTGCTCTTATCTCATACGCCTGAACATATTCACCTTTCGTAAATGGAAAGTTTATTGATTCAATAACAATATTATTAATGTTAAGAATTTGTAATGCTTCACATTTAACTTCAATTGCTTCGGGAGTTAATAAGTAATCTCTGAGTCTTTCCATATCAGATCTTGGGTAGGTTTCTGCCGGTTTTCCCCGCATTTTATCACCATAAAAAGCCCCAGTAATTGTAATACTATAATCATCCATTGACCATCGTTCCTTAATACTCCCAATAAGGTTTTTTCCGGATTTTGCAATATACCGTTCTGTTAATCTTACATTCGATTGAATGTCAATTAACGGTTCCCACGGAAGCAAGTACCACAATCCATCATCTTTAGAACTTCTAAATGACAAGGGAAAGAATTGGGCCGTTTCCGGCTTTGCTTTATCAGTTATCCATTGTACAACCTCTTCATAATCTTCAGAATCATGAATATGATTAGGATGATTTTGAAACGGTAAAATTGATACAGGCGGAATTACATGTTTTCCGACTTCATTTTCAAAGGCAGCAAATCTAGGGATCTGCTCTACTGCTTTACTACCAAGTAAAGACCCTAATAATACATTTTCGTTTGTTAATATCATGATGCTGCTGTTGTGGCTGATGCCGTTGCTCTTAATATTTCATCTAAAATTTGTGTTCCGGCAGTAGAAGCTGCCGAACTTTGCGAACCGTTATAAGATTTAATCCCGATTTGCTCTTGAATATTGATTGTTATATAGTTGTGTTTTGTTCCGCCTGTAGCAATGGTATCAGAAGTCTTTTTGGCCTTCTTTTTTGCATCATCCGCGCCGGAACCTCCTTTTCCGCCAACACCACCAGTGCCGGGGATTGCCACTGGGTCTTCAATTTTGTTCTTTGTTTCACCCCCTTCCTGTGCATTTTTATTTTTAGTATATGCATCTGAATTGGCCTGTCCTTTTGACATCGCTCCTTTCCAGCCTGTTTTCACCTGATTAATTGCCTTAAGGGTGGAGCCGGCCCCTGTTAAATCTAAGGCTGCCTTTTTGCCGGTTTCCCAGGCTGTTTTCCAGTCTCCTTTAAAGAAGGCCAGCAAAGCAGCGCCGATTCCTGTAACGCCGGAAAGCATTTCTTTGAATCTATTGATCACATAGTCCTTAATCACTGTTCCAAATAGCTTAAGAGCTTCCCAGCCTTTAAAAATAACTGTCCGAAATCCTTCAAATTTATTCCAGCAAACGACTACAATAGCAATCAAAGCAGCAATACCAGCAACTATCCAAACAATTGGGATTCCCCACATAGATGCAGCGAGAACACGCGACGAAGCAGCAGTTATGGTGTTCCATAAATTTTGGAGACGTTGTGCCCCCACCAATTTGGTAACTGCTGAAGAGGCAAGGTTATACAATGGTGCTAATCCAGCGACCATCTGTGCATTTTTGGAAATAACTTCTGCATACCCCATCATCCCATTAGAGGCATTGAATAATGTAATTTTGAAGTCATCAATCTGAGCCTGTAATCTTTTGTTTTTCTCTTCCGGGCTTTCCATAACAATGGCAGCCTGTTCATATGCTGTATTTGTACCTCCTATAGCCTTTGTCAAATCATTAATAACCGCGGTTTTGCTTATTAATGCCATCGCGGCGTTAGAATTTTCTTTACCAAATACGGCCGACATTAACGCAGAATCTTTTAAAAGCGGTTTCAGCATATTAAGCCTTTGAGTAAGCGATTTACTAGGATTATTAAGCTGATTGATATCAATTCCTAATGCTTTAAATTCAGCTCTTACAGCTTTCGGAAGGAAACGCCCCTGTCCTAAAGTTGCCAATACATTACGAAGCGCTACACCGCCCTCTGATCCTTTCTTACCGGCTTTGTCTAATACCTGAATAGCAGCATTTGTTTCTTCAAAAGAAACTCCGGCGGCTTTAGCAGCCATACCGGATTGTTCTAAGGCTTGTTTAATTTGCGGAAGTTCTGCGGATCCTTCACCGGCAGCAGCGGCCATGACATTCATCATCGCTGCCATGATTTTAGATGCCTTTATGGGATCATCTAATGAAATATCAAATTGATTCATAGCAGTGGTTAACACTTCCGTGGCGGCAGTAGCATCCCCGTTCATTAATTTTGACGTATAACCAACCGTTTCTCCCATACTTTTAAGAGCTGTCGGAACTTTGGCAATTTCAGGTGATAATTGCCCTAAAACTAATTTGTAGGACTCTACACCATCAGCGGCAGAACCTCCAAAAGTTTTGGCCGAATCACGGGCGTAACCTTCAATTTCTTTTAATTTTTGCCCAGCAACACCAGTCATGGCCTGCAAATCATGCATTGATGAAGAAAGCTTCATTCCAGGACCATTCAATTCGGCGATTGCTCCACTGACCTTTTCAACCTGATCAATGATTGTAGACATTTTTATGGAATTGATTTGGTTCTGAATGTTTCTAACCATGTTAGAAGTATTCCTTTGTATAGAATTCACCTGAGCAACGACTTGATTTTGTCCCTGCATTTGCAATAGAATATTATACAGTAGATTATTATTCATGGTTATTAACTTCCGCTTTCTTTTTTTCTGATATACTTAAGTTCGGCTACTCGTGCAGCCCATTGTTGATCTGTTAGCGAGTCTGGATCAATATGGAAATAGTATCTGATCTGTGCATCAAAAATTCGCAGTAGATCTTTATTTTCGTTTACTTCCGCTCGCTCTATAGCTTTACCATTTCCACTTCAACCATTTCTACAAGCCCCGGTAAATGCTGGGAAATAGAAAGGAATAGACCAGTATCTGTTTTGATTACTTCATCTCCTGCCAACCAGCATTCATTTAAAATCACTTCGTTATATTGCAGTGGGTCCGTCTGTGCTGCCGCTGCCGCATATGATATAGTTTGGCGGGAAGGTTTTTTTAGATAGCATTGATACTGTTTATTTTTTCCCAGTTTGAAACCGAAAATTTCTCCATGTTCTACTTTCCAGGCTTCTATCTGATTTTGTAAAGCGTCAGGATTCTGGGTCAGTTCTGTGATTGGAATTGTTGTTTTTTTCATTAGATATCTTCGTCAATGTTAAGGGCGATGAATGGAAGTGTAATTTCCATAAACTTATCACCTTGTTTAAGCTCTTTTGTGGATTCTGTAAATCGAAGCGATTCGATTCTATCGGTAAGCATGGCATCCCCTTTTGTGGGGTTACCGTAATTTTGTAAACCATCAACCATGAGTGAGAAAATACTCCCACCCCCGGCTTTCACCAATTTTTGATATTCCGATTGCAGCATTGTAATTTCACCCTCAAAGGATTCATTACCCGACTGAATAGCTACAGGTTTGCTTCCTTTGGCGTAAATCGCTTCGCGTTCAATCTTTTTGGTATACTTTATTCCGCGATATCTTACCATATCACGATTTGCAAGAATCAGGGTCAAATCACCCCATTCATATTCTCTACCGTTGATCTCTACTGCCATAATTATGTTATTTGTACATCAAAGCCAATTAACATTTCAATCCAGCGGTTATAACCAAATGGTCTGATAGCCAATACAGCTTTAATTTTTGAGGTTACTAATGTGTTTTGATTAGGATCTACAAAGCAGCGAACACCTGTATCTTTCGGATTCGTTTCATCTTTTGAAAGATCTTCCGGCATTGAGGTTGCCACTTTTCGGGCAATAGCACTTTCCATATTTTTGGCATAAATAGCATTGATTTGCCCCGTTGATGTCGTTGGCACTTCGTCCAGTTCAAAATCCAATAATGCATCATATGCAAGTCTGAAAGCCTCATTGATCGTACGTCTATGCGTTAAGTAATGATAATCATCACTTACCGGACAGGTTAAAGATGCATCAATGATATAATACCCGGAGCGGCTCTGATGTGTTGTAAAGGTGATAAAGCCTTTATCGTATAATGCTTCAGTATCGTATTCATCTACATCACTGTCATTAATATATAAGACTGGCGCGTTCAATGAACCATTTCTGACCTTTCCAGGATTCACCCGTACAGGATAAGAGGCAAGCCTTCCGGCAAGAACTCCAACGGCAGCTCCTTTAGAAGCTGTAGTCCCGGTTCTTGTTTCAGTATCTCCAATAAGAATTCCTACAGAATTAAAATCGTTCATTTTCAGATCCGGCAGATCCACTTTATTCCCTGTAAATGCGTAACCTTCCAGAATGGTAAAGAATGGTGCGTATTTTTTTGCGGTATAGTCTTCAAATAACGTTTGCGCTTTTCCAGCTGCCAAAAGAACATCTGCATCCAGTCCATCCGACACTGTTGGAGCAACAGTAGGATCGTATACAGTAAATAGACCACGGATTTTGCCTTTTGCTTTGTTCAATAACCCTTCAACTGGTGCGATGCCGTTTACAGGAGTAAACCAATCAGAGGTTTTAGTACTTTTAGCCATTCCATAAATCCAGAGTTCTGTACCGCTTCCGGCCTCCTCATAGAATTCCGACAATGTCTTATAAAGTCTATGATTTTCTATGGAGTCTGTTAGTTTTAAAGCGGCTACATCAAGCATTGATTTTACCTGGTAAGCTGTTCCCAACTGAAAGCCATCAGTGACGGCAACTGCTGAAGCTACAACACCAAAACAGCCGCTATCTAATGGCGTTACCGATCCGATAACGCCGTTGTTAAATGATATTGTAATTTTAGGTTTCATGAAATTTTACTTTGCTTGTAGTTCAGCGATTCTTTTTTGGATAGCAGCGACTACTGTTGTACGGGGAGTTTCCAGGCTTTCTTCAGCAGTTAAATAATCCTGTGCTGTTTCCAGATCCATGTCAGGTAATTTTGCAATGATTTCCTTTGCCGTTTCGGTTTTAGGCCCCTCCTCATCGATAATGTCTTCCCTGTAGACTGCCTTAATTCTTTTGTCGTTTAAGGTTTTAGCGTATGTTTGTGCCGTTTCTTCCTTATAAAATGGTGTTCCGTCTGATGTTTCGTAATAGTGAGACAAGTCCGGATATTGTTTAAATAGATCACTCATGATGTCGTTGTTTTTCCGTTTAGTTGTTTGTATTTTTTGAGTTCTTCGAGCAAAGCTCTGTTTTCGTCTGCAAGCTTATTAAAGCGTACTTCCAACGAATTAAGGTCTGATAGTGCCTGTCTGTAAAGCTCATTCATCTTATTAGCTTCATCGGTTGCAGCCTGCCATCTTTTTCCGATGTCTTCTAGTTGTTCGCGGTATATTTTAACGGCCTTATCAACGTTATCCAGTTCAGAAGTCTGGACGTCTGCGAGGTTTTTCCGTCTGGCCGCAAACCAAGTGCCCAAAGAAGTGATAATGCCGACTATTGCCGTTAAGTATACCTCGTTCACAATATGGCTATTAAATGATTGCTGCTATTTTTTCGGATCTGTATGGTGTCACGATATAATAGTGGCGATAAGCTAAGTCATTGGATTGTCTGGTTGGATTATCAGCAGCCTTCAAGAAGTACTGTTTCGTAATCCCTGTTTTTTTAGCAATTCCCTCTTTATTGAAGATCACAGAGGCGACCTTGTCGGTTGCTTCTTTGATGGAACCGTACGGCTTTTTAGTTTTAGCAGCAGTGTATATTGGCATTTCACCTTCATACTGGTGTATTTCAAAACCTGCAATTCTAGGAGCCGGCTTTCCAGTGGCATAATCTACCAATTGGTTTCCAAAATTCTTTCTATCCAATAAGAGGTCGTTCCAGTGTGTTTCATTCAGTACCAATCTACATGGACCAAATCCTTTACAGGCTTCTTTAGCAGCTACAATGTCATTATAAACAAGTCTTGGTCTTCCTGTCGGATCCAATAATGGATCTTCACCCGGATACATTACACCCGTTGCAACAATTACCGGTGTCTTTGTAGTGTGTTGGAGTGGAGCAATGGAGTGGATAGCACGTTGATATTTTTGTACATTGATACCACGAGTCATTGACTTCGTTGCAGTATCAATTTTATCATATGATGCACCCAATGTGTCATCATCCCTTAAGGTTACAACCTTTGTTTGATACTTATCAAGTTTGATTTGAACTGTATCATCTGTATATTCCTGGAATGCGATTGGATATGTATTGTTATTGATTAGAATATCGACTTCAAAATCAGTAACAGGTACATAGATGATGTTCTGTTCTGTCGCAGAACCACCATTCACGACATGGATTTCAGCGTTAAGCTCTGAAATACCATCCAGAAAGGAAGCCTGTTCTGCATTATTTAAGTTTTGGATTACGCGGTTCAACCACGCTTCCGGAAAATTTTGTGGCATTTTTATATAATTAAAATGGTTATTAGTTTTTTTTTAAATCCGCCCTTCTTTTATTAATGGAAAGAAGGACGGCCATCAATTAAAAATTACAGTTATGAATGTTTACGTGTTTATTTGAAAAGCGCTAGATATTCGTTAGGATAAGTTTGTTTGAAAGCAAGTTGAGCTGTTAGATCCAACTTTTCAAACTCATCAAAAGTTTTGACGGACCCAGGAGCTGCCGGATTGGCAACCTGAGCAGATAAATTCTGTTTACCAGGTGCATCAGTTACAGTTGTTTTATAAAGATCTGGGAATTCAGCATGCAGTTTGATGAAATCAGCCCTTTTACTGGCATCAGTAATTTTACCTGCTTTGATATCTGCATCTACGGCGTCAGCTGAAAGTTTTGCCTTTTTTTCTTTTTCAAGATCTTCCAGATCCTTTACTTTTTTCGTAGCAGCGTCTAAATCTGCCTTTAGTTTGATAATTCCTTCACTGACTAGATTTTCATCATGTTCCAGTGTGTTACCAGGTAGATTTAAAGCTGCTACGGCTGATAACGTTAGTGTAACTTTTTTCATTGAGTTATTAATGTTATTTAGATTAAATTTGTGAGCATCAGAAGCCATTAAGAGAATTTCTTCAACTTCGTTTTCTGCAAATTCTTTGATATTATTTTCTGATGTTGCATAGAGTTTTACGGTCAATGCATTAGCATTGTTAGGTATACTTACTACTGAACCTTCGAGGACTTCAGCTTCAATAAGATCATGTACACCATCAGGACCTAATACAAAATTGGACATGGAAAAAGGGTCAAGACCTAGACTGGCGCCTTTCAAAAATTCCCGCTCCACTTTTCCGGCAACTTTTGCAGCCTCCGGGTCTTCGATATCAAACACCGCCCAAGCTGTTAATAAATGACCTTCTATCTGGATATCTTCCCAGCGTCCAATAACTAAGGAAGAGTCATGATTGTAAAACATTACGGGATTGTTCTGAAAACGTTCCAGTTTTAACCCCAGATTACTGACACGAAATCCGTATTGATTTTTCTTTGTTTCATCATTTAAAATAAATTTAATTCGAGACATTTCTTGTCGTTTTAGTAAGGCAAAGATTTCACGATATCCGCTCGAAAAAAAAAAAGTGATCAGAAACTGAACACATGTGTAAAGAAACTGTACAACGTTGTTCAGAAACTGAACACATTCTTTTGTACAGGGGCGTTAAATGGCAATTTTGCTCATGAAATAAATAACCATGGGCTTAAAAAAAACAGAACAAAAGGAATATGCAAAGTTCCTTTACACAGAAAAAAATCTGACTCAAAAAGAAATTGCTGAAAAAGTTGGAGTCACTGAAAAAACACTGGCCAAATGGATATCTGAAAATGACAGCGAATGGAAAAAACTTAAAAAGTCGCTGATGGCTACAAAAGGAAATCAGATCAATTCATTATATGAGCAGCTAGACAGACTAAACGATCACATTATAAATCGTAAAATAGTTTATGACATTCCGGAAAAGCTTTTAAAACCAGTTAAAACGATTTTGAAAGATGGGTCCGAAAAATTGGAATATCCTAAATATAATGAAACGGATTACCCAATTAAGATTGGAAATTTCGCTACATCCAAAGAAACTGATATGATCGTTAAAATAACCAATTCCATCAAAAAGCTGGAAAATGATGTGTCGATCGGTGAAACGGTAAAAATTGCAATGACTTTTTGTGAATATGTAAGGGATATAGACTTTTCACTTTCTCGAAAGATTAGTGAATTGTTTGATATGTTTATTCGTGAACAGATGAATCATGGCTAAAATATCGGACAAGAAACATTTAGATCTTTGGGACCTGTTCCGCGATAACATGTCTAAAGCTACGCCAGTGGATATACATGAGACTGAGCAGGAAAAAAGAAAGAGAATCGCAGATCTTGAAGCCAATCCAGAAAAATGGTTTGAATACTACTTTCCAAACTTTTACACTCATAAACCGGCAGTATTTCATTTGCTGGCCACAGAAAGAGTTATTAAAAATAGTGAATGGTTAGAAGTCAGGTCCTGGTCTCGCGAAATGGCAAAGACAGCCCGAACCATGATGGAAGTCCTTTATTTATGTTTTACCAGAAAGAAAAAGGTCTGGTTGATGGTGTCTAATACCGAAGACAATGCAATCAGACTTTTACAACCTTATAAAAATGTTCTCGAATCGAATAATAGAATTATTAATGATTATGGAGTTCAAAAAAATATTGGAAAATGGAGTGATAATGAATTTACCTCAAAATTTGGTTTTTCCTTTCGGGCACTGGGTGAAGGGAATTCACCAAGAGGAACAAGAAATGATGCAGCACGTCCGGACGGAATTATCGTTGATGACTTTGACACTGATGAAAAATGCCGTAATAAGAAACGGGTAACCGATGCTACAAACTGGCTTTTAGAAGCTGTTTTCCCAACTAGGGCAGTTAATGTAGATTTGTTGGTAATTGTAAACGGTAATAAGATTCATAAATACTGTACAATTACCATTCTTGGTGAAATGGCTGATTACTGGGATATCGTGAACCTTACCGATGATAAAGGCAATTCCAATTGGCCTAATAAAAATACCAAAGAGGCCATACATAGAATGTTCTACAATTCAAAAGGGAAAAGAAAGATTTCTAACAAGGCTATTCAAAAGGAGTACTACAATAATCCGACTGCCGAAGGTGATACAATGACGCAGTTCGTTTGGGGGAAATGTCCACCATTAAAATCCTGTGAAAAAGTCGTGGTTTATTGTGATCCTTCTCCTTCTAATAAAAAAGAAACAAAGAGCAGTTCCAAAGCCGTGGTGATTCTAGGTTTATTTGATGGTAAATATTATGTGTATAAAGTTTGGCTGGCAAAAGCTACTAATCCCGAATTTGTGGGCTGGATAGGACAGGCATACCACTATTTAGATAGACACGGAATTGACACCAAAAAGATGTTTATCGAGAACAATTCTCTTCAAGATCCATTCTTTCAACAGGTAATTAAACCATTATTAGAGAAGTACCGAAAAAAAAACAATTTAAAATTGCCTCTTCGAGAAGACAAAAGAAAAAAGGCAGATAAGTTTGACAGGATTGAGAATATGAAAGATGATAATACTGACGGAAATATCATTTTCAATGAAGAAGAAAAGGATAATCCAATGATGATAGAAATGGAGGATCAATGGCTGGGTGTTTCGCCGGAATCGAAAGAAATGGACGGTCCTGATGCCGTTGAAGGTGCAAAAACAATGATTGACACCAGAGTACAAAAAGAGGGACTGGATTATGCAGTTCAACAAGTTGAAGACCGAAAATACTAAATACCATGTTTTTAAATATTACTGATCTGGGCGCAAACATTTATGAATACCAGATCGAAGAAATCACAGAGGGCAATGATGACATTGTTGTGCAGGGCTTACAGGCTGCTGAAGAAGAAATAAGAAGCTACTTATCCGGCAACAATAAAAAAGAATGGAAGGACGGCCGATTGATCTACGATGTTGATAAAATTTTAACTCAGACAGGAGCCGATAGAAATGCTCTTATTGTTCGACACGGAATCACGATTGCAAAATTCTACATTATGGATCTGAGTAACGTCGATGTCATTATGGAGCAGGCTAAAGATAGATATGATAGGGCAATAGCCTGGCTTAAAAAATTAGGGACCGGTGAACTTAATTTAAGTACACTACCGGTGATTGAACCAGATCCAGACGAAGGATCTACCGAAGACACTTCACCATTTGCGTACGGATCCCGCGCAAAATTCAGTCACGAATAAAAACTATAATCATGGCAAGAAGAAACCGAAATAAAGGAGGACAGCACCATTTGGCTGCTAAAACTTCCGGTAAATCAACCGGAAATAAACTATTACCGCAAATCATTGAAAAATCAGTCAGTCAAACCCGGCAAGATATTTCCAAGTGGAGGACCGCTTTAAATGGCGCAAGGAATGCTGATAATCCGGCTGTATATATGCTGTATCAGCTTTATGATTATATCTTAGATGATACTCATCTAACTTCGCAGATAGAAAACAGAATTCAGGATTCTTTAGGCTCAAGCTGGAATCTTAAGAAAAAAGGAAGCGATATCGATCAGGAACTTACCGACAGCCTTCAAAACTCAGAGCTTTTTAATGAGCTGATTACGCAAATCATTAATACCCGGTTTTATGGTCATTCATTGGTAGAACTTGACTGGAAACAAGAAGGCTTAAATGAGCCGGAATTAAAAGCAGAATTGATTCCACGTACTAACGTTATTTCAAAGAAAGGAATATTTCTTACTGATTATAACAATGACAAAGGTGTACAATATCGGGAATTGCCAGAGTTTGGAACCTGGCTTTTAGAATTCGGGAAACCAGGGGAAATAGGTCTTCTGAACAAGGCTGTTCCACATGCTCTTTTTAAACGCTATGCGCAATCTTGCTGGTCAGAACTATGTGAGATCCACGGGATACCACCACGGGTAATGAAAACAGATACACAAGATCCGGGAGCCATGGCACGAGGTAAAAAAATGATGCAGGATATGGGAGCGGCTGCATGGTTTATTATTGATTCCACAGAAGAGTTTTCATTTGCCAACGGCGTACAGACAACCGGTGATGTTTATGGAAATCTTTTAAAATATTGTGATCAGCAAAATTCATTGTTAATATCCGGAGCAATAATCGGACAAGATACACAACACGGTTCACGATCAAAAGATGAATCCGGGCAAAAAATGTTATCTAAATTAGTCCTGGCTGATATGGCATTGGTGGAGATGTATATGAATACTAAGGTAATGCCGGCTTTAGCGCGTATAGGAATCGTTCCTGCCGATTATGTTTTCAGTTGGGAAATATCGGAAGATCTTCAAACACTTTGGGAAAGAACACTTCAGGCATTAGCTTATTTCGATGTAGATCCGGAATGGGTAAAAGAAAAATTCGGAATTGCAATTTTAGGCAAAAAAGAAACAGCGATATCGGCTATTCAGGGAAATAATTTAAACGCGGCTGAAAGTTTTTTCGTTTAAGGGCTGAAGGCCCACGGCCTGTCAGCCCTGCAATATATTTCAGTGGTTTACATTTACGCCTTTCTTCTCTGTATGAATGTGGCTGTGATACTTGTAAAACTGAAAAAATTAACCTGGCTGCAAAAAATGATGATGATGGCAAGTTTAAACCGGTTTTAAAAGCAGCTGAAAATGCATTTAAACACCTTCATCAAAAAGGAAGTTACAAGCCCGAAGATCTCAAAGAAAAACCATACAGAGATCTGATCGATCAAACCTATAAAGTTTTTGATCCAGTTATTCGTGATAACGATATCCCACCGGACATGCTGGCAAAGCTTCAAAATGATGCTTTTATCTTTTCCGGGCTTAAAACTCATGCTCAATTATTAGAAGCATCCAGTTTACTTCTTGATGAAAATGGAAATATAAAAAGCTTCAGTAAGTTTTCACAGGACTTTAACCGGATCAATGTAGACTATAATCAAAACTATCTTGAGGCTGAACATCAGTTTGCAATCAATAGTTCTCAAATGGCAGCAAATTGGGCCGCTATTGACCCAAACGGTCGATACAATCTACAATACAGGACCGCTAATGATGACAGGGTCCGGGAGGCTCATAGGGTGCTTCAGGATATCACATTACCAATTGATGATCCGTTTTGGTTGTCTTATTATCCGCCGAATGGATGGCGGTGTCGATGTACTGCTGTTGAAGTCTTAAAGGATAAATATGAATTGTCAGATTCTAAAAAGGCACTTCAGTGGGGTGAACAGGCAACCTCTCAAATTGGTAAGGATGGAAAGAACAGACTTGAAATGTTCAGATTTAATCCTGGTATTTCGGAAAAAGTATTTCCGCCAAAGCACCCTTATAATAAAGTAAAAGGATCTGAAGTGGTTAAGAAAGTTATTGATGAAGTAAAGCCATTAAAAACAACAAAGGATCTTAGTAACCATTTTGAAAAATTTGCAAAAGAAAATTCTGATTTTTTTGTACGTGGTTTTAAACAAATCAAAGTTACTAAGCAAAAAAGCGTAAATGGTTTTACGGACCTTAATGGCACAATAGCTTTAAAGCCTGATATTATTACCCCGATCATTGAAGGAATGAATAATATCAGATCAGGGAAGAAAACCACATTTGAACAGGAAAGGGCTATATCTACTTTACATCATGAAATATGGCACAACGCTAATAAACCAGGTAACATGTACATGACAAAGGATCAAACAAAAACAATGGAGTTGGCCAATGAGTTTGTTTCAAGAAAGACATTACCGGCATTTATGAAAAAGTTAGGAGGAGAATTACAAAATATGGAATTAACTGAAAACCGCAACAATACTTCATATAACCGTATGGTAATTAACTATGATAAACTAATTGATTATGCTGAAGCTGATCCAATAAAAGTTTTAAATTCTGTAAAGAAAAGTTTAATTGAAGATAAATATACTGAACAGATAAAAGGTCTTATAGATGCTATAAAGGAAAACAGTAAGTATGATATTAAAGAGGGAAATATAGCGGCTTTTATTAAGTATGCAAAAGAATATACAAATGAAAAATTCCAGGAATTTTTAGATATCAATAAAAACGACAAGATTTTAAGAAAGCGGAATTAAATCTTCTTTATAAAGATCTTCCAACTTCTCTTTTAGGTCGGTTAATGCATATTCTTCAGCAAATGTATATAATGATAAAATCCGTTCCTGTTCATCAGAAAGCTCGCGATCTGGTGAAACAAAAATAGCCGGATAATCTTTCAGAACATCAGCAATATCATATACGGTTGCTGTTCGTAAATCGACTCCTTTAAAAATATAATTAGCTGCCATAATAATACAAAGTTACTAATAAATTTTATAAAATATGGATTTTCAACAATTTCACAAAAATATCCTGAATGATGTAAGAATCGAACTGATGGATGAATTTGACAGGAACTTTCAACGAAAAGCATTCTTTGATAAGAAGTGGCCAAGTAATCGACTCGTTAATAGAAAAGGATCAATGATGGCCAGAACAAATAATTTACGACGTGGAGGCAGGGCAAAAATCGAAGGTGAAAAGATTGTTTTCAGTAATTCGCTGCCATATGCTTCCATACAAAATGAAGGTGGTGAGATAAAAGTCACAATGCAGATGAAAAAATACTTCTGGGCTATGTACTATCGAGCGAGCGGACAGATTAAGCACAATAAATCAGGAAAAATGACCAGGTCAATTAAAAACAATCATCTGAGTATTGAAGCTCAGCAGTTCAAAGCCCTGGCATTAATGCCAGTCGGAAAAAAAATAAAAATTCCAAGCAGACGTACTATTGGCGATCACCCCAAAATAAAATTAATAATAGAAAAGGCAGTCAACAGAAATCTGACTGAGTTAAATATAGCAATCAGAAACAGTTTAAGACAATAATATTATGCAATTAAATGAAGAAATTTTATTAGACAATCTCTTGTTGAATATTACTACTAAAATAGAACAAGAGGTTACAGATTTAAAACAGGTTGATGAGAACTGGGGTCAGATACAGTATTTCGGACCTGATTGTCCTGTTAAATGGCCATGTGCATTAGTAGATTTTGCCAGTGGACAATTTTCAAATATGGGATATGATTATAAAACCGAAACAGGAACACAGCAAGAAGGCTTAATTAATATCGAAATTACCGTTGCAAAACTTAAATTGAGCCCTACCAACACGGCCGCCAAATTAAGCCAAAAAACTAAAGGTTTTGAAGTTTGGAGGTTGATAGAAAAAGTACATAAAATATTACATGGTTGGAAACCCCTTCCAAATTCAGGAGAATTATCGCGTGTATCTATTCAAAGTATTAAAAGAGATGATGGAGTACAGGAAAAAATTATAACATACTCTTTAGCCCTACATGGATGTTAATTCATTCAATTGTTTTTCAATTGGGCAATTAAGTATTGTGTTTAAAGTTGTACGGGAAATAGGATAAAAAGGATATATATATTTACGCAAAACAACAGTGTCAGGAATATCTTCTGTTTTGTGTTTTATATATAGATCCCTAATTTTCTGATATCTCAGTAAAGTGTTTCTATGTAAAGGTTTACTCATACTTATCAGTACAAATATACACAAAATGTGTAAAAAAGCAACCTCTAAAAGATTGCTTTAAAACTTGTTTTGTATTTCCCAGGTATCTAAATTTTTAACGAAACGTAGATCCAATCTGATATCCGGTAATTTAATATAATGTGTTTTAGAATTGTTTAGAATTTCTTCTTTTGAAAGGTTAGGATAGAATTTTTTTTGCCACCATTTATACAGGTCTAGATATTTTCCTTCAGCACTAACAAAACTAAAAAATTCCTGACCTATAATATTTAGATCTGAATTCTTTCCTTTATAATATTTTTTAAAAATTAATTCTGTACATAAAGAACAATATCCATCTTTCAAGTCGGTCGCAATTATGTTGTCAGGGATGCCATTTTCATAGTAAATAATCTTAATTAGGTTTGGTTCCTGAGAAATAGTTTTTATATATTTTTGTTTTTTTTCAAATCCGGAAATTATTTCATCAGAAAAATGTAATATCTGTTCTTTAGACATTTCATTAATCGTTTTAATAAATTCTGGCTCACATTTACATTCTTGTCCAAACAATGAACAAGAGACAAGAATAAAAAATAAGAACAGTTTTTTCATATTTTAAAATATTTGTTCAAAGTTATAAAAAATGCCGGAACCTTATTTACTGATATATATAGTAAATTATATAATTATTGTATCAAAATAAATATCAGTAGAAGTTCTTACCACAGTTTCTTTTATAATTAAACGGTCCTCATTCAAAGCTTGTTTAAGAACAGTAAGTAAACTATTTTCCAATTGAATTGGATTAAATGTTTTATCTAGCTTATCTTTTTCAAATTCTATCGTTAATGTTACTTTTCGTTTAATTATTTTATTATCAAACTTTCTCATTTTTTCTTCTTAATAGATTCCTTAATTTGAATCGGTTTAAAGTAATCTCTTCCAACAATAGTTCCAAATACAAAAAACTCCATAGGATCTACTTCTTTTGCAGGATCTTTTGTTTTAAATACAATTGTTGATAAGGGTATTCCCCAAATTATTTCTATATCACATAATTTTGTCAGCCCTATACCATAAGAGCAAGTTTTAAGAGCCGCTTTAATTTTAATTATGTCTCCGTTGTTGGTGGTGTGTCTGTATTCTGCCATGTAGCAAATATATAATGGAAAAATAAAAAAAGGCTACGGATTTCCGTAACCTTTATACTAATGGTGGTTTTTTATGAAATTCTTTTATTGCTACACTTTGAAGAGTATTGAGGACACTTATCTCTTCATCATCTTTTATGGCATGCCATTCTACTATTGTAGTACCTCTCTTATCCTCACATTTATCACAAATTATCGTATAACCTTTCTTTGTCAACGCCTCTGAGATTTCTTCGTGAGTATACCAATATCCATTTAATTGCACGGTCATAATAATTGTTTATAAAGTTCATTTTTCATTTGTAAGAGCGCGTTTGCTTCGTAGGATCCAAATTCATCCGGGAAATAAATTTCATAGTCTCGTAGATATACCAGCAAAGCTTCTGCTTTATAATATGATAGTTTCAAAACAAAACTTTTATCTTTTTCCCTTTTATCAATGGCTTTCTTTAGAAGCTCGGTTCTAAGCTCTTTACAGATTGAAACAACAGATCTAAGGTTTTTCGCCTGGCTTTGTAGATCCAAAGTGTCTAAAATCTGCATACTGTTGTTTAAAACAAGTAATTTGCTGTTATCAAGTGTAAGAAGCTTTTTCATTTATCGTGGATCTCTCTATGATACGCAGTTCTTGCGCTGGTTTCAGATACTCCATACAAATCGCCTATTTGCTTAAATGTTTTACCATCATTATGGAGCCTTACGACATTCAAACGCATTTCAGATCTTGGTTTAGTCGGCATGATCCGGGATGTTTGTTGAGTGCTTTTTTTTTCGACCGTTTTCGGAGGTGAAACAGTTTTTTTGTCAGAATTGCTTTTCCTTCTTTTTTCCTTTTCCTTCTGTCTCCTTTTATTGTTTTTAAGATCTTCCGTAAATTTAGCAGCGTTTTCATCACGCTTTACAATTTCAAACGTCCAGGTCTTTAATTTTGGATCAAACTTCCGTACACGTTCAACTGTATTTTTGTTTGCAGCTTTAAATCCAGCTACAAAATCAACTATTTTTCTATGTTCAATACTTCCGCTCATAAATCAATATGTTAAATTAGTCCAGTGGATTATTTTACCGTGAAACTCTTCATTGAAATATTCAAAAAAATCGTAATAATCAAAAAAACCGTCGTTTACTGCTAAAACATCTATTTCAGAAGGAAACAAATGTTTACCATCTATAATAACATCTTTCGTTTTTGGATATATTCCAATAAATTGAGTGGAAATAACCGGAAAACGAGGGGCAAACCGGAACATGTTTTTTTGTCTTGCGTTAATGAAAAAATCAATCATAGTTCCATCTTTCCAACGATCGGTTTTATCCTCTCTTATTGTATGGATTTTAGCACGATGATAGATGGTATTGTCAAATTCAATTTTATGAATTGTTGCAAAATTCACCTTGCCAGCTTCCTGATATTTTTCCGGGATAATCTTTTCTAAAACTTGCGGGTTAAACAATTCAGTCGCTTTATTTTTAGATATCTGATTATTTACATAAAGTCCTGCAATTATCTTTTCAGGAAAGTATGTTGGCTTTCCGTCTATCTGTCTCGAAAATGATAAAATCATACTATTCTGAATTTTTTAATTGTTCGTATTGTTCTCTCTTTAAAATTTCCGCTTCCATTTCATATTCCATTCCTACCAAATGTATTTCACAATCAGCCATAGTAAAAACAACAATCGCCAATACAAGTCCAAATACAAGAAAAAGAATGATTATAAAGGCTTTAAATAATATTATCATGTTATTGCTCTTTTTGGTAATATAGTTTGTAGAATAGTCCGTTTTCGTCCTGATCCTGCGTGATCAGGTTACGATCACCATGCACGTAGATATGAAAGTTCGTATCAAGTTTGATAATGGTCTTAAACTTACTCTGTGACTTCTTTACAGCGCCATCGCTGATCGGAAATTCTTCTGCGATGTTAATCTGCATATCCTGTTCATAATCGGTTTTAAAGGCGTTAAAACTTTCGATCACTTTTTCATCGCCTAAAACTTCATTGTTGAACTCTTCCAGCTTAAATTCTTCTTTCTCTTTGAAAAAATTGATCGACTTATTCAGGAAGTCCGCCTGATCAGCTTTGGAAACTTCAAATTCTGCCGGAAGCTGCTTTTTGATATAGTCTTTAAAAACGTTTAAGGATTCCTGCGTATGGAAATAATCATCGGTCCGCTGTTTGACCTTTAAAAAGTCCTCAAACCAGTAATACATATCGCCATTTTTATTGTTATCTACAACAGAAAGGACAAAACCATTTTCTTTATCCTGGTTGTAGATCAAAGCGGCTTTATCAATTTTGGTCAAACTCACCCCGAAATGTTGTTCGATAGGATCGGATTCGTTAGGAAAAATTTTTAAAAACGGCTCTCTTTTTTCTGTTTTAAAAATTCCGATCTTGTCGATATCGTTTTCGCTTTCACCTTTGAAAAGAACAACAAACAATTCACCGCCTTGAACTCTCGGATTTTCGGCAGCTTCATACAAATATCTCGCGATATCCTGGGAATAGCTTTCAAAATACCAATTATCCTGAAAAATTTCTTTAACAGCATTATATACAGGATTGTTTGACAAATAAGAATCACTGTAAAATTGATATGTTTCTTCTGTTTTGAAAGAACTTAAAAAATAGTGCTGCAACATTTCCGCCGTTGCTTCATCCAGTTGCAGTGCATCTTTAGAAATGTTAAGATCTTCACCATTTATTTTGTTACCTACTTTGTGAACTATTATTTTCATTTTTTTTCATTTAAAAGGTTGATATCAGTTATCCCGGCGGATAACATTTTATATTGTTCTGCATTTACACAGAAAAGGACCGGTATATATTTATCATTCATCAAACCTAACAGCGTAGATTCATCAGCTCCCATTGTTAATTCAGATCCTTTTTTCGTTTTGTTACCAGCGACAAAAGTGTCAAATCGGCGGATATCTAAATTATTATCGGCCATAAATTGCATAATATCAAATAGTTTCATAATGTTTATTTAAATTGATAGAAAGGCCCTGCCGATGTCTACAGTCGGCAGGAACTATTTATTATTTAGAAAGTCCTTTTGCAATCGCTATGATCGTTAAAAAAAGGATCACAAGGCCGAAGGGAATCCAAAATGGAGCTAAAACCCACCACCAAGACCATTCAATTACCTTTGTAAGTTTAAGCACGATAAAAACGATTAATAAAACACCAGGGAATCCGATTCCTGTTGTAGTTGATTTGTTAGAATTTGACATAATTTATTTGAATTTAGATTTAACGATATTTTGAAGAGCAAAAATGATTTTTGATACTTCGGTACTGCTCATTTCTTTTAAAGGCTTTTTTACCGGTGATCTATCGGATTTAAGCCAACCACCAAGCCGGTGCAGATCTACAAACTGCGGATTTTCTTCGCTTACCCATCCAAGCGTATGGCAGATGCTTAAAACGTTCTTGTGTTGATTGTTTCTTTTGTCAAAAAATCCCCACGAACTATGATCCATTGTTTTCCCTGTGTTGAAAAAGTGGATCAGTTCACTTGCTTGTAACTGGTTCAGATCCTTAATAGAGTTTATTTCACAACCCATCATTTCGGATATCGCTTCCAGTCTTTCTTCTCTGTCTCTGAATTTCCCGCTGCAAATAGTTTGCAGCTGGGAAATCTGTTGTGTGGTGATTGTCATACCTATGATTTTGGTAGTAAAAATGTTAGATCTGTATCTTTCGGAAGGTCCACACTTGTCATTGATAGCGGGATGCTTCTTTCAATACCGGTTCCATCGGTGTAGTAGGCTTCAATAAACCACTTTGATAATTTCGGTTTGTATTCCGCCTGGATGATCTCAACGCCTTTCTGAAAATCCGTTCCTGGGAAATCTTTGTCGGCGATCTGTTTTAACTCCAAAACTTTTTTACTGTCAAGATCTCCTTTGCCGTTTCTCTGTAACAATCTCATTACGGCTCCAAGCAATCTTTTTGAATTATCATCTTTGCCCAGACTTTCCAGGAACCTATGAACCATTGCGATTCCATAAGAAGCATTCTCACCATATCCGTCCGTTATCCTATAACCAAGTTTAATACTTTCTTTTCCGACGGTAATAGTATGGGATTGCTGATTATTCTTAATTCCTAAAGTGGATATTTTCAACTTTAAATAAGCTTCAAACTCCTTAAAAACTTTTGCTTTTGCCTCTTCCAAGGCAACTGAAGCCTGTCGTAAAATTTCCATTGAAGCGGGCAAAGTCTCAGCCGCCAGTTCATCAAGGGCTTTCAGGTCCTGAAGTCGTTTTTCCTTTTCCTGTTTTTCAATCTCTTTAGCTTGCTGGACAAACGCTTTTCTTTCATCCGATGTCATTGTTTTGATATCTATTGTTGTCATGATATTTTTAAATTATGTTTATTATTAAAATATTGGGATAAACGGTCTAATCAGTAGCATATCAGGAAGTTTTTCGATTTTTACTACCAATTCGCCATCTACAGTCGTTAAGTTTATATTAAACTTTTAGGGTCAAATTCTGAAAGCAAGTGACGAAAATCGGTATCATTAATGTTTTTGTCTCTTAAAGTGGCTTCAACAGTGCCCCCGACATATATTGTTACTTTTCTAAATAAACTAAGATCTTCTAATTTTCTAAGGATTTTCTGTGTTGTCATAGTATATGATTTTGAATTATTAATTGTTGTAGTAGTTTTTCTTTTTTTAATCAAGTCAGAATTGATCTTAACCCATTCGTCCTGATAGCTGTCATCTGCTAGCCTTGCTTTTAGGCTCATTATTATTTTCTCCAACTCCTCGACTGTTGGAGGAAGCATTCCGGCACTCATTCTAGTGACTTTTTCTCTAGTTCCCCTAGAGCTACGATTCCTTTTTCTTCGATCTTTTCGGCTAATCGCTCTTGAAAGTTTTTCCCGGCGTCATCAGCTAATTCATCAGCTATATTTAAAACATAATTGGAAAATGCTGTGTCGATTTCCTCCGTGGAGTCGATGTAAATAAACATCAAGCCAGCAGCGTTATGATCAGGGCAGTTTTTTACTGCATGCACATCATCTTTATCACTCATAAGGAATAAAAAAGAATTGGGTGTACCTTTTAACTCTTCAGCGATAGCATCTAGGTGTTTTTTAATTGTTTCGTTCATGATTTTAATTGTAATTAAATTGATATTTTTGATTAATTGTAATTTTCTTTTTTGGGAGTAGTGAAGCCGGATAATACTTTTCCAGATCTTCCGCGTATTCTGATAATATTCTGTAATAAAACTCATACGTGTCCGGGATATCTCGTTTTATATACTCTCCGTATTCTAACAGTAATCTGTTTTCCACGAGAATGTCCCATTGGTTTGTATAATACTTTAAAAGTGTATTATTGGTGATCAGATCACGGTCCTTGTAATGGAATTTCATTGAAAGCACTTCACACCAGGTAATAAAGTTTCGATGTATTAAATTTCCGTATCCTAACAGATCCAGTCCTATAGCCTTTCGGACCTGCTTTCTGTTGTTTGATTCTAAGTTGTTTGCCATTATTGTGAATTTTGTATTTAGTCTTTTATATCAGATCCAAAAAGGACCATTGCCTTTTCTTGATCAATGATGAATTTCCCACCATCAGTTCTTCCCCCTACCGTAGCCACTAACCCCTGAATTCTGACAATTCTGTCAGCTAATCTTTTGACCATTTTCGCTGTAGCCGTATAAGGTTCTCCACGTTCTTCATGAGCGATGAAAATAAACAGCTTCTCAGGATGGTTTTTTAAAAGCTTCTGAAGACCTCCGTTTTTAAGCTCTTCAACATAAACCGTTATATTATCTATAAAAACTATTTTTGGTGCATAGCGGGTGCTTAAATACTCATCCAGTTCCTGAAGTGACACACCTCTTCCGATGACTTTGAACTTTTTATTTTCTGTGTCAACATTTGCCCTCATTAAAACATCCTGAAAAGATTCTTCCAACCCCTCTTCAGCGCTTACATACAATATAGGTTCAGATTTTGCCAGGTAATCGGCAAATAGGATAGAAAACCACGTTTTTCCGTTCTTTTCTTCTCCGTAGAAAAGCCAGACCTTTCCTTTTCTTCCCGGATTCCCGAATGCCTCAAGCCATACGCCATACAGTTTGAGACGTTCGATCTTTTTATCCAAAACATTTTTTAACGTCTTTGTTCTCATTAGGAAGCTATTTTTATAAGTGTATCTAAATGACGTAAAGTAGTTTCTTTGTCCAGGCATATTTTTACCAGTTTTTCCACTGGTTCACCACCCTGATGATTTGCTTTTGCTACCTGTGTCAATAGCTCATGTCGAAATGCTTTTTTATCAGCCACTCCTTGAGGAGTAAGTTTTATATATTCATCAGAAAAGCGGCTGAAAATTTCTGCAAATCCAACTTTTTTGGAATTGATGCCACGTTCAATCTTAGCACGTAAGCCATCTGCGCCCATCATCATCCAGCCACATATCCCATCTGTTGAATTCCAAAGTTCTTTTAACTCTAAAAATGCGGCATAATCAAGGTCACCGGCTTCATCTAAAATGAAAATAGGATGATCAAGCTGATTCAGATAATATTTCAAATTCGCTTTCACATCATTATACCGGCCTTTGTTATCAATACCAACCGTTTTAGCAAGTAATCTGATGAATTGTTGTTTTGTTTTAGCCTGAGAACAATCAACGTAAAAAGCATTTTTCAGCCCCTTTACAATATGTTTTGCTGAAAAGGTTTTTCCGATGCCACAATCATCTACCAAGATCATGGAGGAACTTAATTGTTGACAAAATGCAATACTGTTTTCAATCTGCTGGTAAACTGAAGTTCTTACAACTTTCCAGTTTGACTTTTTGGTGTTAACATCCAGTTCACGACCCATTTGAAGCCATTGACTATCTGATATTATTCTTTCGATTTCTCCTTGTTTTAGTCGACTATAAATAGAGCCGGAAATACCGTAAATTTTTGCAAACTGCGAGTCTGTCCCTCCAAAGTTTGGACGGCGGTTTAAAAGAGTGTCCCTAACTTGTTTCTTATATTCTGCTGTTAAATTCATTATCGTAGTTTTAGATTATTTTAAAAAAGAGTTTCGCCAGTCAATTGACTGAATTGGTTTTGAATAATTTTCTTCTGGTGTCTCAATCGTTTCCACTGTTTCAGATTCTGACGGTATGAATGTTTTTCGATTCATACCGGGAATAAAGAACCCCTTTAACGGCTCTGGTTTTGGTTTATGAATGATATTAATTCGTTGTAATGCCTTTTCTTGTTTCCGGATAAAGCCTTCCACACTCGCTACATATGAGCTTTGAATTTCTCGTGCCTCATGATCTGCATCGGTTCGCTCAATAGAAGCTCTGTTATAGATTGGCATTTCCTGGATTTCACATATAAATCTTCCTTGGTAACATGCTATTGCTTTCAGTGGTTGTCCGTCATGGCCATCAAGCCAGAAAACTTCAATTGTTTTTCCCTCAATAACTTTTAATACATTGATTAAGTCTTCGCCTAATGCAATAGCGCCATTGAATGATATTGCTCGTTTTTTACCTTGTAATTTCACATATCCGGCATTACATGATGTTTCTGTCCTGTAACCCAAATAAGGCAAAATGGCCGCCCAGTTAGTTGGTTTTAGTTCCGGATTTTGATTGGCCAGGAAATATTCCCACCTTGTCATATTAGGCTCCTTTGAATGAGGAGAATTGTTCCACTCGAAAATATCATCGATACCATTCTTTATTATTTCGTCATATGGGATAGCAGGAATTTCACCAGAGTTTTGCTGATTGGATTCTGATTTGGCAGTCGGACGCGCTAACCATCCAGACCTTTTCTTCTCAACTTCATATCTTAAAGCTCCAAAGTATCTTTCAATTCTTTTTCCTCTTGCATTATTAGCTTCGATTCTTACCGATTGAAATAAATAGCCTTCCTGTAGGAACGTTTTTGTAAAGCTTGAGTTTAATGAGCTTTCAGCTTCCAATTCGTGAGGCAGGTTTAGCCCCCATTCTGTGTAATTTCTAACAAGCTCGCGATAAAATTCAAGGATGATTCCTTCTTTTGATTTCCCATAGACAAAAGCAGTAAAACATTCGCTGGCAAGATCAATTCCGTTATAAAACCATGCTCTTTTACCTGTTAGGTCTTTAAAAGGAGGCTGACGGTCATCGATGGATATAATGGATCCGGCGAATTTTGGAGCCTTTAACTGGTGATGTGGCTTAAACATTGTCATGTACTTTTGACGATCACCGGATCTTGTTTTATATGTAGCAGCTTTATTCTCCCATTTTGCTAAATAATTTTTAACGGTACTTTCAGATAGTTCAGGAAATTCCTTTGGATCATAGATTTCACCTGTAGTTTCGTTATAAACTTCCGCATATCCACCCAAAAAGGCATCGTACGCCCTATGAATTTCCAAAGCAGTAGGTTTATGCTTTTGAGTGGTAAATAATCCGGTTAAAACATTTAAAACTGCGTCATCAACTTTTAGAGCATTTGATTTTCGTTTACCTTCCACATCTTTGACAATTGACAGGTAGTCGAAAGGATAAAGTTTTCCATTGTAATTAAATTCTTTTTCAAAACTATTTAAAGCAGCTTTAAAACGTGTTGAATGTGTAGGAAGATTATGAGGAGGCAGCTCTTTTTTTACTAAATATGCATTAAACGAATTCGATTCATCACATAAAAAAGAGTTGATTCCTTTTAATGACATTCCCAGTTTCACACGTTCAGTGATATGTTTCTCTCTTAACTGTAGAAGGGCAATTAAAACGCTTGCATTCGTAATATATCTTTGCTGTTCTGTTGGCAGCATATATAATCCGTCCGGGCGTTTAAATTGAGTATAAAAATCAACGGCTCCGGAATCCGTTTTATAGAAATAACATAAATTATGTTCTAATTTCCTAGGGTCCCCCAAAGCTTCTTTAACATTCGTAGGTAAAGAATCAAAGTCAATGATCAATTGTCTATTTCGACACCCTCTCTGAAGTGCTTTAACGCCGTATATTTTATCACGATTCCGACTTATTTCTTTTGAAAGCAAGTTCTGAGAACTCCAAAATCTTGGAACCAGTTCTTCTACCATACAGGCAATTTTGTTTGTATTGTTCCAAAAATGTGGCATATTATATACTATTATTTGAATAAAATTTCTTAGTGGTAAAATGTATCATTCCCCAGAAAAATGAATGCTTAATCCTTACTTCTATCCCTTCACCGTATAGGTTATAATAGATGGAATTGTTTTTACTGTAAAATGCTTTCATATTATTGGTTTTTAAATTTTTCTATTGCTTCCTGTGTTGGTCTTAATATTTCATAATATTTCTTACGAATATTATCAGCTGTACGGCTGTGCTTCTCTTTGTTAATTGCCATCCGAACAAATCGAGTTGAAACCTCAAACTCATCAGAAAGAACATTAATGATTTCCGTATTGTACGTTTGTCTTTTTTTTGTAGGTTTGTCCATTGTTTTAGTTGTTCTGATTATTGAACAAAATTATACACAATTTGTTTAAATTCAAATAAAAACACACAAAATGTTTATAAAAAATGGATAAATCACTGATTCTCAACTTAATTAAATTGCATTATAAGTTTAAAACAGATTCAGATTTTGCAAAGTTTTTGGATATATCGCCTCAAATGCTTGCTAATTGGAAGACAAGAAATACCATTGACTACGATTTGATATACACAAAATGTGTGGATATTGATGCTAATTGGCTACTTACTGGGAAAGGTGATATGATTAGACCTGAATATAATAGTATCATTGCTAGAGAATCTAAATCCCTTAATTCTGAAAATAATATTCCTTTGGTAAATGTGAATGCAATTGGGGGTTTTGGAAATAATGCATTCTCTATCGATTCCAAAGATGTTAAGGAATATTACGTTATCCCCAAATTTAAAAATAAGAGAGTAGATTTTATGATTGAGGTAGAGGGTGATTCGATGTATGACAAATATAGTCCCGGTGACATTGTTGCTTGTACAATTATTAAGGAATCATCATTCCTTCAATGGTATAAGGTTCATGTTATAGCAACACGAGAACAAGGTATAATTATTAAAAGGTTGGAACCAGGGGAGACATCTGATTATTTGACTATGATATCCGACAATCAAAGATATAGACCTTTTACCGTTCCCAAATCAGAAATAACAGGTATCGCATTGGTTGTAGGAATGATTAGGCTTGAATAACATATCTTTTTAAATCAAGTCAATTAAACAAAATGTGTATTTAATTGAATATCAATAGATTAATTTATATAAATAAAATTATTGCTTTTAAATTAACGTAACTTTGAGCGTAGTTTTATGCCGTTTCGATGTTAAATTTGATAATTAAAGCCTTTTTCGGAGTTAAAGAAAACTGTGTTTTGGTAATCCATTTGGTAATCCATTTGGTAATCCATTCATTTTTTATGTTGTTTTAGAACCCATTTTTCTTACACATGTTCTTTTGATATTTTATGCTATTTTACAATAAAATAATAGCCGAAAACGTTTGTTTTCGGCTTTATAAGGTGCTTTATAGATCTTTTACAGTATCAAATTGGGCTTTATATGAGATATGTTATTTTAAGGCCAGAATTTAAGTAGTATAATGGTAGTATATGGTAATAAATTTACATTTTGATTCATCCTTATTTCTTAGCTTTTCCACCTTCAACCCCTTTATTTTAGGACTTTTTCAAGCTTTTTCATATTGTTGCTATCTTTTACAATTAGAATTACCCCTCATA